AATAAATAGTTTGTAAAGGATATGGGCGGTGAAATATCCGCCCTATCATAAGAGGTGAGTGTGATGGACTTTGAATTACTATCAGGTGCTTTAACAATAGTGAGTGGAAATGATATTTACAAACCTATTATTGAACATGGAGTATGTGGCATCTTTGCTAGATACTGTATGAATGGTGTAAATATCGAAATAATGATAAGCATGTTTGATTTAAGAAACGGACGAATATCATTAGAAGAATATACAAGATTAATACGAAGAAAAGCGATTGGTGAATATATAGAATTTGTTGAAAATGAGCGTAAAGAAGAGTGGAATAATGCGTTGAAACAATGGAAAGAAAAGCAAAATGACAAACTATAGCGGTTACGTTGAACACTCAGACTTTTACATCGCACCTCAAAGCTATCAAGATGCATTTGATTTCTTGTGCCAGCTTGCGGTAGAGAGTGAAGAGGATGTGTTTTATATCGGTAAGGTGAGTGAAAATATAGATGATTTTGAACTATATGATGTAGTTGAATTTAGATGGAACGAGGATAGAGGAGCGTGGGTGCAGTATGATCACAGATAAACAGGGTAGAGAGTGGTTATTTCAAAAATTATATGATGATGGCTGGCGGTATATAATTTGTAGTAATGGTATATTCATATACTTAACCAAAATTAAACCATTGATTATTGATGGTTTTTATAAGTGTAATGGTGAAGAATATACCTGTATTGGACGGACACATGGAATATTACCTGACTTGGAAGTGGGCGAGGTAATGGATATTGCAGACGAATTAGGTATTATTGATTGGTCAAAAGTAGAAGTTGATACACCTATATTAGTTAGTAACGATAATAAAGAATGGATTAAAAGATATTTTGCGAGATACAAAGATGGAAATGTATATGGTTGGCTAAATGGGAAAACATCGTGGACTGCTACTGGTGAACTTTCAATTGGATGTTGGAATTACGCAAAACTAGCAGAGGTATAAATACATGATGTACTTTTTATTCTTTTGCTTGTTAATTGCAATGGGTAACACTAAAGATGGATGGGCAAATGCAATTATCTTTGTAGCGTGGTGTGTATTGGTGTATTTGATAGCTATAAATGGTGGCTTTAAAGAGTGAGGTGAAGTGTTTGGGTGAACTAGACGAAAAGCAACTAATAGAAAAAGCGGTTGAGTATCTACAACCAGTAAAGTTAGTAGATGTGCAAATTGCATCTATCAAGGAAGAAATCAACCGGTTAAGAGCGAACCTTACATCTATAGGTGCGATTGATTACAGTAAGGATAGGGTTACAGGTGGCGGTACTCCACAAGGGTTAGAGGTTAGTGTATCAAGATTTATGGACACAGTCGCAGAACGTGATAAACGTATTGATGAGTTATCTAAATTGAAATGCGATGCGATCAATAGAATTGATGCACTAGATGAAAAGCTGGGTGCAATTATCCTACGTTATGAATTTGTACTTAACAATACAACCGAGGATGCATACAAAATGATTGGGTGTTACTCAACAAAACAAGCGAAGAGATACAAACAGAAAGCATTATTGGAATTTGGGCAAAAACTTGTCCGATAATGTCCGCAAATGTCCGTGATTGTCCATGTACCTATAGTTTGCTATTAGGTATAATATATATGTAGAAGTTGCCACTAAGCGACTTGTACTCACTCTTTCCTTATGGACAAATCAAAACACAACAACAAGCACGCCCAAATAAGAGCGTGCCTTTGTTGTATATGGGCGAAATGGAACATATAGCGCTAACGGTCGCAGAGTAGCAGCGCAACCATATTTGATTAGTGAGTGAAAACACTATACTTTTTTCTAATTTCAATTTTGAAGTATGTGTTAAGACAAAAATTTTATATGTAAATTTACTGCTAACTAATGAGGGTGGGTCGAATATCCTCACAATATATAGCTTATACATTATTAACCTTAAAGATATGAACCTGCCCTAATTGGTTATACACATTGAATACTGACAACTAGCAGCCTCCAAAAGAACTTTATTCATATTTTGTTGTTACTTAACCTAACACGATTACGATCCATCAAAATGTTAGTTGTTGGTATTGAGTGTGTAAGTGATTATTGAAAACTAGGTGTGTTTCTATTTTCCAACTTTGTTTTTTATTCATAGTTGAACCTCAAAAGCATAAATTGTCATGTTATCAACAACGCACCTAGTTTTGAGTGATTAATACAAAGAAACAGAATAAAACTATCACATAATGGGGTATATCCACGGCGATATACTCCAATTTTTGTATAAATCTATCATAAAGGGGAGATTATGACGGATGTTTTGTGTTGTAAAAGTAAATGCTTGAACAACAAAAAAGGAGTGTGTACCGCAAAGACAATAGAATATGACGGCTTATGTCAAACATATATTACTTGTGGCGGTGCAAGTAAAGGTAATTATGGCTTATGTGTTAGATCACATGGCAAATTAAAAAGGAAAGGTGGCGAAGTGCTGAAATGATTAAAGCAATCAAACAATTCATTGAAGATAGAAAGCTATTCAAACAAGCAGCCAAGGACTTGAACAATAAAGAGTTACAAGCTAAGGCAAAATACGCTTATGAACATCGTGGCGATACAATGATTACACTCATCGATGGTTTAGCTATCGTATGTGGTGTATTAATCTTAATCGGTATTGTGTGGTGTTGGATGTGAATTATCAACCAACGATAAAGAAACTACTTAAAGCATTACAAATGAATGGTAGACGATATGTAGTAGACACAAGGCAATCGTGGAGCAAATTTGATAAGCCTTGCAAGGTATACATAGTCAGTCGAATGTACACAGAGGAAGAGTACAAACTAACATTCCCTGAAAAGTACAAAAAGGGTAAGACCTTTAAAGAAAAACAACTCTATAAGAGAGAAAGTGAGTACAGTAGCACCAAGCAACACGAGGTGTTACTTTTTTTAGTTAAAGCATATAAAGGTGGTGATTGATATATGGCAGATGCTAACACCTTAACAGAAAAAGAACGTATATTTGCAGATGAGTATATCAAGACTACCAATGCAACACAGAGTGCTATTAAGGCTGGGTATGCAGAAAACAGTGCAAGTGTAACAGGAAGTAAGATGCTAAGAAAACCTAAGGTGCGCCAATATATAGATGCAGTCATGAACGAGCGTAGTAAAAACACAATCGCAACTGCTGATGAAGTATTGGAATATCTAACTAGGGTTATGTGTGGCGAAGAAAAAGATGCATTTGGTTTAGATGTATCTGTGGCAGATAGAACGAAAGCAGCAGAACTCTTAGGTAAACGGCATATGCTATTTACCGATAAGGTGAAACTAGATGCAGAAATAGAGATTGATATATCCGATAGGATGAAACAAGCAAGGGTGAAATCTGATGAAGTACAACAAGGCACAACTGATTGATGCGTTGGGTTCGTTCACTCATGATCCATTAGGCTTTGTTTATTTTGCATTCCCTTGGGGAGAAAAAGGAACACCGCTTGAAAACTTTGATGGCCCTGACGAATGGCAAGTTAAGACTTTCACTAAAATAGGTGAAGAACTACGTAAGGGAAAGTCATTAGCTAAGGCGATACAAATTGCAGTTGCATCAGGTCATGGTATTGGTAAGTCCGCTTTTTCTTCATTGTTGATATTATTTGCTATTGCTACACATGAAAATACACGTGGAGTTGTAACCGCTAATACTGATACACAGTTAAAGTCTAAGACTTGGGCGGAACTTAACAAATGGTACAACTTGTTTATAGGTAAAGATTTATTCACCTATACTGCTACGGCTTTATTTAGTGCTGATAAACAGTATGAGAAGACATGGCGGATAGATGCTATTCCGTGGAGCGAAAGCAACCCAGAGGCATTCGCCGGTCTACACAATCAAGGTAATCGTATTCTTATCATCTTTGATGAGGCATCAGCTATTTCCGATAAAATATGGGAAGTAACAGAGGGTGCATTAACAGATAAGGAAACAGAAATCATATGGTGTGTATTTGGAAACCCTACACGTAATAGTGGTAGGTTTAGAGAGTGTTTCAGAAAGCATCGTAACTATTGGACTACATATCAGATTGATAGTAGAACAGTTAAGATTTCAAACAAAGCTAAATTGCAAGAATGGGTTGATATTCATGGTGAGGATAGCGACTTTGTTAAGGTTCGTGTTAGAGGGTTATTCCCTAGTGCATCTGATACACAGTTTATCTCCGCAGAAATAGCAGACGAGGCACAGAAACGAGTATACAAGGTTGGACAGTTTAATAACCTACCAACGATTATTGGTGTTGACCCTGCATGGACTGGTGGCGATACATTAGAAATCGTTATGCGTAATGGCTACTCTATGAAGTGCCTAGCAACCATTGAAAAGAATGACGATGATATGCGAATGGCACAACTCATCGCACAACTTGAAGATGAATATAAAGCCGATGCAGTATTCATCGACCAAGGCTACGGCACAGGTATTTATAGTATCGGTAAATCAATGGGTAGACGATGGCGGTTAGTTGCGTTTGGCGGTAAAGCTCCTAATGATATGTACTTGAACATGAGGGCATATATGTGGGGCGAGATGAAAGAATGGCTAAAAGAGGGCGGTTCTATTCCACCTAACGACCAAGGGTTATATGACGATATAACAAGTCCTGAGGCTATCATCGATAAGAACGGCAGAATACAACTTGAAAGTAAAAAGGATATGAAAGAACGAGGTTTACCATCTCCGAATAAAGGCGATGCATTAGCCTTGACCTTTGCGTTCAGGGTCAATAAAAAAGTGAATGTAGGGAGTAGGGTTCATGCTAACACAGAGTATGATCCATTTAAACGATAAGGGGTGATTAAATGTGCATGAAAAATAAGATGCCTGATACACCAATGCCAGCACCTGCACCGACTGTACAAACAGATGATGCAACTACAATGACTGGTGAAGATTGGTATGCTAAAAAGCGTAAAGGCAAACGTGGTTATGAAAGTACAATTCTTTCCACGGCAACAACTGGCACTAAGAACACATTAGGGGGTTAATGATGCAAGGAACTATCCTATCAACGCTTGCTAGACAACCGACAAATGCGATGCCTAAGAAACGTGATTATACGAAAATCAAGGCAAAGTTTAATGCTATGTTCAATAATCGTCAAAAGTACGTTGCTAAGTGGAAAGATATTCGAGATTATCAACTACCTTTCCTTGGACTGTTTGACGATGAACAAGACCAATCGAAAGTCTATACCGATAAGATTAATAATGGTGTGGCTTGGGAAAGTTGCCAAATATTCGCATCAGGTGTAATGAGTGGCATGACACCACCTAGCCGTAAATGGTTTAAGTTGACATTAGAGAATACCGACCTAGCAGCTAATAGTGATGTTAGTAAGGTATTAGATGAACGTGAAGAGATACTCTATGCAGTATTTGCTAAGTCTAATTTCTACAACGTAGTACATCAAGCCTATATGGAACTACCATTTGGACAAGCACCTATGTCAATCATGCCTGACCCTAAATTTGGTGTAAGGTTCACATCCTATCCAATCGGTACATATGCATTAGAGTGTGGCAGTAATGGTGAGGTAAACACCTTTGGTAGAAAATACCGCATGACCGCAGACCAGCTTGTTGAAGAGTTTGGGTATGATGCTTGTACTGAACAAGTAAAACGTGAATATGACGATGGCAAAGGTAATGCAACAACTCATGTTGTGTGTTGGTTGGTAACACCTAATAAAGACCGCAATGGGAAACTAGGTAATAAGAATATGCCTTACTCATCTATCTATTGGATAGAGGGGAGCAACTCCGATGAGGTACTAAGACATAGTGGCTTTGAGGAATGGTCTATTCCTATTGCTAGACATACCACACATGATCTAAGTGGTTATGGTAAAGGGTGTGCATGGTTCGCACAGTCCGATGCACAGATGTTACAACTGCTTGAAAAAGACTTAGTAACGGCAATCGAATTAGGTATCAAACCACCTATGAGTGCTACATCTGATGTAATCGGTAGTGTAAATCTATTTCCGGGCGGTGTAACGGAAGTTGATACTGGCGGTAAGGTTGAACCAATATTCAATGTAGGCATTGATGTTGCAAACGTACAAGCGAAGATACAATTCGTATCTGAAAGTATTAAACGTGCCTATAGTGCTGACCTATTCTTGATGCTTGATAACATCGATAGCGGACAAATGACCGCACGTGAGGTTATGGAACGCACGCAAGAGAAGATGCAACAGTTAGGCCCTGTAGTTGAACGCTTACAAAGTGAGTTTCTTAACCCAATCATTGAACGTACTTATGGCATCTTAGATAGGGCTGGAATATTTCCGCCAATCGATGAACAGACTGCTGAAATGCTAAATGGAATGGATGTAAAGATTGAATACATTTCACCACTAGCACAAGCACAGAAAATGTCCTCTTTGGTTAATATTGAACAGTACTATGCTTTCATCATGTCATTAGCACAGGGCAATGCGAACATCGTTCAGAAATTCAACTTTGAAGAGGCAGCTGACATATATGGTGTAAATCTTGGTGTACCAGCTAGGGTTATTCGTTCTAATGATGAATACAAAGAAATCATGGAGCAACAACAACAAGCACAACAAGAACAAGAGGAACAAGCACAAGCATTACAAATGGCACAACTAGCACCTCAAATGGCTGGAGCAGCTAAACAAGCAACAGATGCAGCCAATGACGGAAACCCAGTTATGCAACAATTAATGGGTATGGGGGTGTAGATGAAAACAAAACAAGAATATATTCGTGATCGTGATATTGATGCACTTAACCACGTACTAAGTACTGAACTTGGTAGGTGGTTTTTTTGTAGGCTTTTAGACCGCACCAACATATTGAAACCATCGTTCACAGGCAACTCCGAAACATTCTTCAACGAGGGGAAACGAAAAGTAGGGTTATCCTACATGAACGATTTGGGAAGTATTGGCGATGGTGTAGAGGGTGTAAAGAAATATCACCAAGCACAACTTGAATATATCCAACAACAGAAATTGTTTAACGATTTAGAAAAGAAAGGTGAATAAACCACATGGCAGAAGAACTAGAACAAGGCACGAATAATAACACAGGTAGTGCGGAAAGTGGTACACCACAAGAACAAAATACGAATGATGGCGGTACTTTGCTAGGTGGCAACCCTGATGGTGCTAACCAAGGCGAACAACAAAGCGTACCTGAACCAATCAAATATGACTTTGCACCAGCCTTTGAGGGCGGTGTAGTTGATGAAAACATCGCTAATGAGTTTTCTAAGCTACTCAATGGTGTAGGCGCAACACAAGAGCAAGCAGTAGAGATGGCGAAGTTTGGTTCTAAATATGGTACAGACCTTGTAACCGCTTACGAGGAACAAAGACAACAAGCCGAAATGAAACAGTATGCAGCATACGCAGAACATACAAAAGAGGTTCTAGGTGCGAAGTTTGACGAAACAGTAGCGCAAGCATCTGTAGGTGTTGAGGCAGTCGAAAAAGAAATTCCAAACATTCGTGAAATCTTATCTCAAAACGGCTTAGGTAATCGTGTAGAGGTAATTCAACTGTTCGCACAAATCGCCAATATGGCTGGCGAAGATAACAATTCTAATAGTGGTAAAGCTGGAAGTACAAATATTTCCGAGGAAGAACGAGCAAAAATGCTTTACCCATCTATGAGTAAATAATTGATTTAAAGGAGTAATACATGGCTACAATCGGTACTATGAACCCAACACTTTTAGATGTGCAATCTAGATTAGATCCAAACAATGCAGTTGCACAAATCATCGAAATAATGAACCAAACAAATGAAATCGTACAAGATATGACAATGGTAGAGGGCAACTTGCCTACAGGTCATAAAACAACTGTACGTACAGGCTTGCCTGAGGCTACATGGAGAATGCTTAACTATGGTGTTAAACCAAGCAAATCTAAAACGAAACAAGTAACCGACACTTGCGGTATGCTAGAGGCTTACGCTGAAATTGACAAATCTTTGGCAGATTTGAACGGCAACTCCGCTGCATTCCGTTTGTCCGAAGATTATGCATTCTTAGAAGCTATGAACCAAGAATGGGCATCTACATTATTCTATGGTGATGAAAATTCCCCTGAAAAATTCGTAGGCTTGGCAGCACGTTACAATGAAAAAGCTGCAGAAAGCGGTAAAAACATTATTGATGCTGGCGGTACAACTAACCTTACATCCATCTATCTTGTAGTATGGGGTAAAAATACTGTACATGGTATCTATCCTAAAGGTTCCACAGGTGGTATTTCCCATAAAGATTTGGGCGAACAAACATTGGATGATGGTAATGGTGGTAAGTACCAAGGTTATCGTACACACTACAAACTTGATACAGGCTTGACTGTACGTGATTGGAGATATGTTGTACGTATCGCAAATATCGATGTGAATGCATTGACTAAAGATGCTAAGACTGGTGCTGACCTTATCAACCTTATGATTAAAGCGGAAGAACTTATTCCTAACATGGGTATGGGTCGAGCAGTATGGTACATGAACCCTACTGTACGTACATTCTTGCGTATGCAAAAGAACGAGGCACACAAATACACTATTTCCGAAGACCAAGAAATGGGTCATACAGTAGTCCGTGCAAATGGCATTCCTGTTCGTAAAACAGATGCGTTATTGTCTACTGAAGCACGTGTACAATAATAGGGGGATAACATATGTATATCGATAAACAAAATACTTTTTTCTACAAACAAGCATTAACTACAAACACTAACTCCGATGTAGTTATGAATGGTAATGGTGGCGATGCAGAGAAATCTTTGTGGCTTGTAATTCGCATCGACAAAGATGTAACTGGTACACCATTGTTTAACTTGTACACATCTAAGACTGAAAACATCGCAAATGCGGTATTGTTACATGGTATTACATTGCCAGCTAATTCTAAAGCAGGTACTAAAGTTGCAGTACGTTTAGCAAGTGGTGCTATGAAATACTTGAAACTCAATGCTAATAACATGACTGGCGGTACAATTACCGCTTTCTTAACACCTGATGCGCGTTTAGTATAGGAGATATAAATGGAATATATTGTTAAAGCAAAATGCTATCACAACACCTTAGGCTTATTGCATGAGGGCGAAACAGTAACATTCACAAAAGATGAAGTAGCTGAATACGATAAAGACTACTTCAATGCTTTGTTTGAGCCTGTAGGTGATGCATCCGCAGAAGTAGAGGAAGTCGAAGAGGCAGAAACTACACCAAAGAAACGTGGTAAGAAAGCGGAAGAAACTGCTGAATAATTGAACGAGGGGGTTTTCATGCCCCCTCTTTTTTTATAGAAAGGTGGAACAAATGACACCTACTGACATCTGTAATCAAGCATTATCTCTTATTAATGCAGGGCGAATACGTTCTATGACGGAAGAAACAGAACCTGCTAGACAATGCAGATTACATTATGATCTAACACGTAGAGTATTGTTAGAACAGTTTGAATGGAACTTTGCACGAAAACGTGAACGAGCGGTGCTATCTGAACACAAGATAGATGGTTGGGGTTATGTGTATGCATATCCTGAAAAATGTGTTCGTATCCTTGCGGTAATTCCACAAGGTGAACGATACCGAGCGGAAAAGCAACGTGAATATGATGTTTACCTAACTGATAACAATACAAAGTACATCGTATCTGATGTGCCATTGATGCACATTGATTATGTGTACGATATAACCGATGCTGATGTAATGAACCCTATATTCGTTAAAGCATTAGTGTGTAAGATGGCATCTGACTTAGCCATGCCATTGACTGGTAATAGCGGTTTATTCGACCAGTCGTACAAACTGTATCAAGCTGCATTACAAGAGGCAAAATCTATGAGTGCTAAGGAACGTAGATTAGATATGCCTTATGTTTCTAACTATATCAAGGCAAGGAGTTGGTAATATGCAACCGATGTATATAGGACAAGTCGCATTTACTACTGGCGAGGTATCGCCAGATGTATCAAGCAGATTTGACCTTGAACAATATAAAAGTGCATTACTACTTGCTGAAAATGCAGTCATTAGACCTTATGGAGCGGTGGCACGTAGGCAAGGTTCACAGTTTATCGGATATGCTAAACACAACGATAAACCAGTTAGATTATTTGAATTTACTACGAATAAGAGCCAATCATTCATGCTTGAATTTGGTGATAGGTATGTTAGAGTATGGCGCAATGGTGTGTATACAAATGTTGAAGTAGCAACCCCATTTGAGGCGGACGTTGTAGGTGAATTAAACTGCATCCAAAGTGGTGATGTAATGTTCATTTGTAGTGGCAAGTACCCTATTCAAACGCTATCACGATATAGTGATACTGACTGGCGGTTGGATGCATACAAGCTAACTGAACAACCTTATGATGAAATCAACACCGATAATGGACACACACTAACTGTTAATGGCGATACGATCACATCAACAAAAGACCTCTTCACACAAGACATGGTAGGTAGTGTAATTCAAATTGCTTACTATGTAGAGGCGGTACACACTAAGTCCGCTGGCGAAGTTGTAGAGAAAAAGGTTAGAAAAAAATACTTCACGGCATCGACTACAGAAAAGACCTATAATAACATCAATTACAATGTTGGAGCGTTTAGTACCGATACAGAGTTATCATGGAAATTCACAACGCATGGTACATGGGAAGGTACTGTAAAACTACAGATTTCTAACAACGATGGGCAGACTTGGAAAGATTACAGAACATACACCTCTAAGAATGACTACAACGTAACTGATACAGGTAAGATAGAGGCTGGAGCAAGGCTTA